CGGCAATATATAATAGTTATCTTATATACACTAATGGTAGTGTTCCATCAAATTTAGGAAATACCTTATTTAAACAAATAGAGATTGAAATTGGTGGTAATCTGATTGATAGACAATATGGACTCTGGTTAACCATTTGGTCAAATTTAACTATACAATCTTATATTGCACCTCCAAAATCGATAGATACAGAATTAACTTTGATTTTAGGAGTAGGTGAAGAACCTAATATTTCTACTCAGTATGCAAGAATGAGTTATAACCATAGTCAAGTAAATACATTAATCGATTATAATTACAAGACTGCATGTTTATATTCAAGTCCAGCTCCCGATAAATTTCGCGGTCTCTTATCATATCACGTTAATAGTAGTACAACTATTCCAACATCAGGTACATTTAACTTGCAAGTAAATAACATAAACGAATTAGTTAACTTTGATAATCCATTAAACTTAATTTTTTTATTTTTTGCACCTACAGTACCATCTGCTCCATATTCATCAATTAATTACTTTGTACAATTTTCAGGAGTATCAACAGCAGCAGGTATTACTACATTCAACGGTTGCCAACCTTATAGTCCAAGTGCATACCCAGTTGTAGCAAAACCGATAGGTACGGAATATAGTGTTTGTAGTGTATTTGAGATATACACCGGTGCAATAAATCCAAATGATTATTCTCCTGCCGGTTTAACAAATATAATTCCCGATAATAGTACCACTTCATTCAACATTAGAATAAATAATCCAACAAATATTTTCTTTTATTCTACTAAGGCAACATACACTATATACTCAAATACCACTGGAGAATATTATAATATACAATCCGGAAGTCCAGTTGGAAAAACTAAATACTTTAGTCCCGAAGGATATTTAGTCATTTATGACTGTGAGGTGTTTAATCCACCCGTTGCTCAAATAAGTCTCGTAAATACAGACTTAGTAGTACCAACGGGTACTTATTATGGATTTTCGATAAATGATTTATTATATTTTGATAAACTAATAAATGTAATACCAACGAGTGGCAGCGCTACTGGTGTTTTTAGTAGTCCTTTTGATGTTTTTACAGAATTGAATATAAACGGTCCTTTACCTTTCACCACACTTTTTCTTATAATAACGGAACCAATTAATGGGCGTTCTTATGATTTTGGTGCAATTCCGTACATAGGAACAACTATATATAACCCAGTGACACAATTGTTTTATTATATTGCATCAGATGGTGCCGTTTTAAATGGTTATCCAAGTGCACCAGTTGAGATGCCAAATGGTACTAACCTTAAGTCGTCATCACTTGTACAATTTATGAATTCTGCTCCATCAGAAGCATATATACCGTTACAGTTCTGGTTTTGTAGAAATCCTGGATTGGCACTTCCACTTATAGCACTTCAATACCACGAGATAAAACTTAATTTGCAACTTGCAACTTGGCAGGAATTACATGCAGGAAGTTATTCAGAAATTGATTTATCAAGTATTAAGGTGTATGCAGAATATGTTTATCTGGATTCCGTAGAGAGACGTCACTTTACTAATAATGCACATGAATATCTCATCGAACAATTACAGTTTGATACCTTTAACAATAGTTTTGCGAATAATTTATCGGGTGGAGAGTTACAAATCGATTTAAATTTTAGTAATTGTGTAAAGGAAATTGTTTTTTGCGGAACACCAATTGCGTACGGTATAGCAAGTCAAGGTATAGCAACTCCAAATGACATTTTAAACAGTAAAGCAGAGACGAGTAACGTAGAAGTGCAATTAAAAATCAACCAAGCAAATCGTTTTAGCAATAGAAATATAAAGTACTTCACACGTAATCAAATTTGGGATTGCCACACTGGTTCAGGATCATGTAATGGTTATGAAGGACAGGTAGGTACAGATAATATAGGTATATATTCTTTCTCACTTCGTCCCGAGGAACACCAACCATCGGGTACTTGTAATTTTTCGAGAATTTCTAAACCCCAGTTAGTTTTTTCCAACTTCAACCTAGCAAATGGAGAACAGATCAATTCTTTAAATATATATGCAGTTAGTTATAATATTCTCCGTATAATGTCAGGAATGGGTAATATTGCATATGCGTATTAGGTCCCGTAGTACTGAGTACCCGAAGGGTCCCGGAATAGTACTCCCGGAATAGTACTCCCGGAATAATTAGTTAATTAATCGATAATAATAATATTAATAATATTAAAGAATTAATATTAGTATTATTAGTACTCCCAGAATAAATGAGCTCTGCTGCAATTGTACAACTGGTTACTAAGGGCGCACAAGACATATATCTTACGGGTGTGCCGCAGATGACATTTTGGAAAGCAGTATACCGTAGACATACAAGTTATGCAAGGGAAAGTGTTCAGATACCAATTGCAGGTACTATTAGACCTGGTTCCAAGGTTTCGTTGACTATACCTAAAACAGGAGATTTACTAAAAGGATTGTGGATACATTATAATCCCAGCGAACTGGTACCTAGTGGAAGTCCTACAAATGTATTATATATTTGTTCTGATCTTGGACACGCACTTATAGACCAAATGGAAATTGAAATAGGTGGTCAAATAATTGATACTCACTATGGAAAATGGTTATCCATTTGGAGAGATCTCCATCAAAACAATCCTTATGGAACTGCGAGAACAATTTCTGGATTATATCCACAGTATACACCAACTATTAACACACAATCTAATTATAAATATGGAAATATGTTCTATTTAACAACTCAAGGAGAAGAACCTACTTTCCATTACGTATACACTTCAGAAATTAATGCACCCAACAATTTACAAAGTATTTTAGTTGTAAATAACAATGGAATAAATAACGCAAACAATATGTTATCAAGAATTCCAACTACTACACCACCGTTACCTGTTTCTGGAGCAAATCATGGATTAAGACCAAGAGGAGATTTTACGACATTCTACGATACAATGGCATATACACATATAGGAACACAGAATATTAACCAAATTCAAGCTTCCGGTGTTAATATTAAAGCGTTAAATTTAAGTACATCAAATGCACCAAGCGAAGCATATTTTCCATTACAATTCTGGTTCTGTAGACACCCTGGTCTTGCACTTCCCCTCATTGCTTTACAGTACCACGAGGTTAAGTTAAATTTAACATTTGCTCCAAGTAGTAATTGGGTAAAACCTCTTCCAGGAAAAATTGTAAAAACTAATATATCTAGTGTTAAAATTTTTGCTGAGTATGTATACCTCGATAGTAACGAACGTAAAAGTTTTGCACAGAATTCACACGAGTATCTTATTGATCAATTACAATTACAAACTATTAATCAAAACGGAACTTCACGTGATAGTGCATCATTCGATATATCATTTAACCATCCAGTAAAAGAATTGATAATTACAGGTAATCCTGAATACTTCGTAGAAAATAATAAATACGACCCATCGTACGGTTCATCTTTTGATCCAACTAAAAAATACTATCTTGGAAGAACTGCGTCGGGTGCATCTCCGGCTCCTATAATAACAAATATTGGAACAGTTACATATAGCGGAAGCAATCCCATACCATTTGACCCAAATAGTTTTTTCAATAACATAGCAAGAACTAATACAAAAATGTCACTCTCTTTTAATGGAATTGAACGTTTTAGTTCAAGAAACTTGAAATATTTTACCCGTCAACAAATATACGATCATTACCCCAAGAGCGGAGGTGGTCATTACTTCACCGACGACATTGCAATTTATTCATTTGCACTTAGTCCAGATGATAATAACCAACCATCTGGTACTTGTAACTTTTCTAGAATCGATCGTGCCACTCTTAATTTTAGTAACATCAATACTGTTCCTTCCAATGGAGTACCAGGATTAACTACATTCATATACCAAGAAATACTACAACCTCTAGATGTTTATGCCATTAATCACAACGTCTTTAGAATAATGTCCGGTATGGGTGGGTTGGCATATTCCAATTAGTACTAACCCATTTTTAGAAAAAATGTACGTATGTCTTTGTTTCCTTCTTTTATACGTTTTGCCTCTCCGATGCTAATCTTTTCACGTTGTTTTGCTTCCAACAACGACTTTCTGTTAAATAATTCATTACACTTCAATTCACCCAAAAGAATATCAAATATCGTTTTGAGTGGATTTCTTAATTGATGCTCTAGGTAATACAATGAATCAATGGGTATTCCGTGCTCAACAACATATACTGGATCTTCTGTCTTCTTCCATGAAAGTGCTTTTGGGTCACCGATGTCAATGTACACAAAGGGAACACGGTCACCTGGTTTTGGTGCACTATTGGGATCGCGTTCGCGCATTTTTTCAACCAACGCAACATGTGCCATTGTGGGACATTCGTAACTAACTGTTGTTTCACCCGTCTTTATTCTCTTGCCGGTGTCTGGATCTTTTTCTGTTTCCTCCTTTATTCTCTTCCATTTGTAATCATCTGTTCCGCCGATACGTTCCTTGATATACCCCTTGTAATCATTCTTAAGTGTTTTGGAGAGTATCAATTTCTTTACATCTACCTTTCCATTCAATAAATTGTCAATATGAATTTCTGCCTGTAAAACGCCCTCCGATAAATTATTTTCAAACATTATCGGGTTGAGCACGGCATCGAGCGTTTCCTTCACATAGGGACAATTGTCTCTACGAACCAACTCCACCCCTTTTGCCTCAATTTCTCCATTGTGTTTTTCCGGTTTGGTCCACTCTACATACATATAACGTTTTTTTGCCACAAGAATAAGTGGAAACATAAACTTCTCAAATTCCAGTTCAATTGGTTTTTTAAAGGTTTTGGAAATCTCTCGTGCGGCATGTTCTGCCGTCTTGAATAAAGTTGTCAAGGTACCATCTGAATCAACAGGTTCGGGAAATATCACATAACATGAGTCCGTGTTTTTAACTATTATCTGCCCTACACCTGCTTGGAATGTCCCATCTTCAGTTTCCAGGTCGTATACAAAGTCTTCGGTCGGTCCTAATTTTATAATTCTACATAGTTCATGTTGATTATTAACTTGATCTTGAAATTTATCATATCTTTTTAGTATAACTTTATTTTTATTATACCAAATATCAACTCCATATCCAGCACTTCTCCATTGAAGATATTGAATTTGTAAAGAAGACTTATTATGGTGTTCAAAGGTATCATTAATTTCAGGACAATTCATTGGATCATTATACAAATCATTAGGAAAACTATGAAAAAGACTGACTCCATCAGTTAATTCAGTTGGTTTTATCTGTTCAAGATCCGTAGTAAGTAGAGAATGATCCTCTGTTACATCTACTAATCCTGTATGTGTTAAAATACGATATATATTCTTCTCACAGTAGTGTCTAATTGTTCTTTTAAGTGGAGACCAACCTGATGCAGTCCATACTTCGATTGGTTGCGTGGGTATAGATTGTTCTTTATTTGTAAGTCCGGGTTGGTCACTTTTAAATTGTGGATATTCTATTGAATCGAATCTTTTAAAAAGGGTTTGAATTTCGATAGTACTAATTACTCCATTTTCACGTACTAACACAGGTGTATCACCGGTAACAGAATCACCGTACACCACTTCGCAATTAAATTTACTAATAGCCAAGTTACTTGTTTGTTCGATCATTTGTCTTCCACACCCCGTAACTGATTGACTAATTTCCAAACACGGCAATGCACCCACTACGGCACCTGTAAATCCGTAAATACTGTTCATGGATACTTTGATTGCCAATTGTTTCGCGTTAAGTACCGTTTTGGTAAATGGATCGGTGCTTGCATTCATCTCCTTCTTGGTAACCTTGCGGTTCTTCCA